TATCGATGGCTAAACCAAAGAAAAGCCCCACTGGCGCCATTCGCATTGAAAGCAAACCGAAAACCACGAAGCAAGGCAATGGAAGGAATAGCAAACCTTCCCATGGGAGAAAGCTTTCCCGTGGGCAAGGCAAAGGCTGATTATCATTAAAGAAACGCTATTGACATCGTGATAGAACCTGGCAAGCACGACATTACCATCTATCAAGGTGCTACGTTTAAGCTTGCCTTGCAATACAAGGACAGCACTGGCACTCCAGTAGACATGAGTGGCTATACAGTAGCTGCAAAACTTTTTGATCGCTTTGGCACTAATCAGCTTGCCACGTTCACTAATACATGGCAAGCTCAATCAAGTGGGCAGTTTGTCCTGTCACTTACGCCAGTGGTGACTTCCGGTATCACGGAAAATGGTCAGTACGATGTACTCGTGACAGAGCCCGGCGGAGATAAATATTATATTTTGCAAGGCAATGCATTTATTGACCTTGGCTTGAGCGGACGATGACACAAGTTGTTATTACCGAACAAGGAAACACTCAAGCCATCGTCAGTGGCAGCACAACACCTGTCACTGTTTCTGGCGCCTCTTTCACTGTTAGCGCCAGCAAGCTGCTGAATACCGTCGTTATCCAGCAGCCCCCTGGCCTTTCCATTGGCATCTCCGAAACCACTCATTCAGTGGTTGTCAATAAACCAGAAGGTCAAATCCTTGAAGTGGTCACTGCCGGGCCACAAGGCCCGCCATTTGCCGGTGCTCAATATTTCAACACCGTTGCAATTGGCGCCCTGACATCAGGGGATTCGGGCACAATTCTTAGTTGGGACGGCGAGCTATTTAGCCCCACCAATGAACTTTCCGAAAATCTCACTCTTGCTGGAGGCGCCTTCTAATGTCTACGGTCACAATCAAAATTAAACGCAGAGCATCTACTGGTTCTGCTGGTGCGCCCGCCTCACTGAAAAGTGGCGAGCTTGCTTTTAACGAAAACACAGGCGATAAGAAGCTTTATTACGGCTACGGAGATGATGGCAGTGGCAATGCCACATCAATCATTAGCGTTGGCGGCGAAGGTGGCTACCTTACGCTTGACACTGCTCAAACCATTACTGGCGACAAAATTTTTACTGGCGCCGTAACGCTTACTGGCGCAACGCTTTCACTGCTGAGCAGTCAAATCACTGAAAGCGGCAGCCTGTTCTTTACCACTGCTCGCGCCCGCACATCGCTGTCTGGCGACGCCTCGACTGGTCTGGACTACAACAGCTCGACTGGCGTAATGCTGTTGTCCGGTGTGCCTAATGCAAGCCTGGCCAATAGCGCGGTCACTGTTAATGGCACCAGCATTTCTCTGGGCGGTAGCGCTACTTTTAGCACCACTGACATTGGCGAAGGCTCCAATCTGTACTACACAGATGCGCGTGCTCGTGCCGCAATTTCGGGCGATGCTTCTACTGGCCTAAATTACAACAGCTCCACTGGCGTGGCGCTACTGTCTGGCGTGCCAAATAGTGCGCTAGCGAACAGCTCTATCACAGTCAATGGTTCTGCCATTGCTCTTGGTGGCTCTGTTAGCACCAATGTGAATGTGAGCGATGGCGCTGCATCTACTTCCATTGCTAACAACGGCACCATCACATTTGCCGGAGTGGCCAATGAGACCACTGTTAGCAACACCAGCGGCACAATTACCATTGGCCTGCCCGACAACGTAACCATCACCTCTGGCTTGACAGTTGGTGGTGACCTTACAGTTAATGGCACAATCACATCGATTAACAGCACCACTGTTACCGTCGATGACAAGAACCTTGAGCTTGCTTCCACTGCATCGCCTTCCGACGCTACTGCCGATGGTGGTGGTATCACTGTTAAGGGCACCACAGACAAAACTTTTACTTGGGTGGATGCCACTGATTCGTGGACAGTGAATCAACATTTTGATATCACTGGCGCAGGCAATGGCCTGAAGATACAAGGACAAGAGATTGTTTCTTCTTCTCGCGTATTGCACGACGTAACGTTGAGTGGCCTAACCATTGATGGTGGCACGTTCTAATTTATGAGCAACACCATTCAGTTCAAACGTACTAGCCTTCTTGATAAGAGGCCCGTTGCTAGCGGGCTCGCCTTGGGCGAGCCTGCAGTAGTGCTTCATGAGGATAGCTTTGGCGTTTTTCTGAAGGATGGCGCTGGGGCTGTTCGCAAGATCGGCCCCATTCATGTGGGAAGTGGCGCTCCCAACGTGTCGCCCGCTGGAAGTAGTGGCAACGCAGAGGGGGAAGCTTATGTAGATTTAGCTGAAAATAATTCACTGAAGGTTTTCCATGACGATTCATGGTTGACAATTGCAGGCGGCTCATCGTTTGACCCTTATATTATTGACTTTGGTCTTGATACTGGCTCATTAGACTATGGGCTGGTAACAAACGCTTCTACCACCAGTGAAGACTGGGGAACGCTCAGTTATTTGACCAATTGATATGGCAAAACAAGTTCAGTTCCGACGCGGAACCACCACTGAGCACAATAGCTTTACTGGCGTTGCTGGTGAGGTGACGGTTGATATCACCTTGAATACTATTCGCGTGCATGATGGCTCGACAGCGGGTGGTACAAGGCTGGCGCGTTATTCCGAAATTGTTCCTGCGTCAAGGACAATCAATGCAGGAAGTGGACTTACTGGCGGCGGAGCCTTAAGCTCCGACATCACCATCTCTCTGAGTGGTACTGTTGCCCAAACCAACATTGCCCAAAGTTTTACTGCGGCACAAAGAGGCAGTGTCATTACGCTCACCGGCAGTTCGGTGACGCCAGATTTCAACGCAGGAAATAATTTTGCAATTACTCTTACTGGCGCTACTACTATTGTCACGCCAAGTGGAGCCACTGCTGGTCAATCAGGACTAATTGCTATCACCCAAGATGGCACTGGTGGGCGTACCGTTGCTTTTAGCGGATGGAAGTTCCCCGGCGGAGCCGCACCGAATGTTACTATCACTTCGGGAGCCACGGATATTTTAGCTTATTATGTAGAAAGCAGTTCTCGTATTTCTGCGCAGCTCCTCAGCGATCTAAAATAACGCTGACCCCTCCATTGTTGCATTTTTAAGATGTTTGTTCTTGACGGAAAGCCCTTGGCATTGGACCGGGCATTTACGCACAATGGCATTCAGTATCCTTCCCGATGGCTGAGGCTTGCGTCTCCTGAGGATCGTGCTGCCATTGGCATTACAGAACAAGCAGAGCCTCCAGCTTGGGACCAGAGGTTTTATTGGGGCTATGCAGAAGATGGCTCTCTCATTGAAAAAGATCTCGATGGTCTGAAAGAACAATGGACAGTGCAAGTAAAACAAACTGCTAATTCATTACTTGCTCAAACCGACTGGGCCATCACTCGCGCCAGCGACCCTTCTTCTGGCAAAGCAGTAAGTGCTTCTGTGCTAGCAGAACGTGAGCGCATTCGCAATAAGAGCGATGAAAAGGAGCTTGCCATTGAAGAAGCAGAAACAGTTGGTGATTTGGCTGCATATTTGACTAGCCAAGATTTTACTAGCTGGGCAGAACAACAACCAGAAGCTACTAGCGAAAATTCTTTTGTCATTGATGGCGTGACCAGTGGCACTGCTCTTACTGGCAGTGCAATATTTGGTGCCAGCGGCGAAGATACGATTGTCCTTAATTAATCATGGGACAAGTAGTAAGGGGAGGAGAGCAGTTTGAAACTGCTATCGCCGCTGATTATCGCGGTCAAATTATTCGCCGTGGCATTGACAGCGGGGAAGTAGATGCGTTTGCCAGGAAGCGCGTAAGTCAACCATATACATTGTTTGATTCCACGCTTCGCTATGACAAGCGTGCTGATTCTTGGAATGAAACAATATCAGGATTTGCATCATCCACTCACAATATTAATCAGAGTTCGGTGTACATGACTGTCACCACGGCTTCTGGTGATAGCGTACTACGGCGAACAAGGCGACGTTTTCCATATCAACCTGGCAAAAGTCTTCTTGCCATTCAAAGCTTTTGTGGCGCGCCATTGCAAGATGGCCTAGTGCAGGAGGTTGGCCTTTTTGATGACGACAATGGCATCATCCTTAGGGCGAATGGCACTACTTTGCAGTTTGTTGTTCGCGGTAAACATTCTGGCGTCGTTACGGAAAGCGTAGTTAATCAAGACGAGTGGAATATTGACCCTGCCGAATGGCTTGATTTCTCTAAGGCCAACATCTTTGTTGCCGACCTTGAATGGCTTGGCGCTGGCCGCGTAAGGTGTGGTTTCATGCTCGATGGCGAATATTATTATTGCCATGAATTTTTGCATGCCAATAATATTGAGCAGGTGTATATGACATCTGCCGTTTTGCCATTGTCCTACCGCGTTGCCACAACAAGCGTTGTCGCAAGTGGCGCAACATTGAAGCATATTTGCTCCACCATTGCTAGCGAGGGTGGTTTTCAGCCTTACGGCGAAATTTATACAGTGTCTCCTTCCATTGGATCTATTCCCAATACTTCTGGAGAACGTATTGTGGCTGGCATCAAAATGGTCAGCGGTCGCACTGATAACGTGATCATCCCTGTGAAGGTGGATTTGGTAACGGAAGATAGCACTACCATTGAGTGGCGCCTTCGTCGCAATCCCACCACGTCTGGCGTAACTTGGGCAGTCAGCGATAACGGCAGGGGCAATGTAGAGACCACATCATCTGGCTCCTTTGTATCTGGTGGCACCGTTGTCAATGCTGGCATTTATTTCAGCGCTGGCTCCGTAGCCATTAATGTGCAAG